GAGGGGTGCGCTCACGGGACAGAATGCAAGGGTCGTGATGACGAGCAACCCAACGAAGGTTACGGGGTATTTTTACGATACTCATATGTCTGACGGTGCGAGGAACATGTGGACGAGGTTGCACTTCTCGTGTTTAGACAGTCCGTTGGTTAGCACGAAGTACGTTGAGCAGATGAAAGAGGAGTATGGAGAGGGTTCGGATGTGTATCGTGTGCGTGTGTTGGGTGAGTTTCCGAGGGCGTCAATCACGCAGTTCATACCGATAGACATTGTGGAAGAGGCGCAGAAGCGTGGCGCTGTATTAAAGAGAGAGAACTTCAGTTATGCGCCTGTGATTTTAGGCGCTGACGTATCGTACTTTGGTGATGACAGGTCGGCTCTGTTTTTGAGGCAGGGTCTGTATGCGGAGCTGTTGTGGGAAGGACGGAACATAGATACGAAAGAGTACGCTGATTTGATTGCACGGTTTGCGTTTGAGTTGAAGCATGACAGGGTTTTCGTTGACGTCACCGGTGTTGGAGCAGGAGTTGTGGACAGTCTACGAGGTATGGGGGTCAGTGTAACAGGTGTCAGTAGTGCTTCGGCTTCAAGCAGGGGTGAACTGCACAACAAGCGCATGGAGATGTGGTGGAACATGAAGGAATGGTTGAGCGAGGGCGGTTGTATTCCGAACAATGTTTCGTTAAAGGAAGATTTGGTAGCACCAGAGTTTACATATTCGTTAAATACGGGTAAAATGTTGCTAGAAAGTAAACAAAGCATGAAGGCGAGGAAGGTTCGTTCACCGGATTTAGCTGACGCTTTAGCACTTACGTTTTCATATCCCGTTAGTCGGGGTGAACATAAAACTCGTGGCGAAGAACATCATGTCCACGGAGGAAGAAGGAGGTCATATGATAATGTGCTTTCCTAGTGTAAGCGTTCCCCAAATGGAGCCGTTGCCAGAGCCGGTAACTTCTACGCAGGTAATCAATGCGAAGGAGAACTCTCTTGGTGGTGGAGACGCAAGGCTTGATTTGGCACGTCAGACAGACAGAGCGAAATCGGCACGCAGGTATGGTATAGGCAAGACTTGGATAACCGACCGTTTGGTTGGTGGCGATGAGGAAAGGTTTGTTGACAGTCCTTACGGAACAAGGTTGCGTAAGGCTATGAATGAGCCGAAAGAGTAGCCATGGCTTTCAAGGGTGATTTGAAAGCTCACGACAAGCGCCGCAAACAAGCGTTTGATGACAGGACGTTTTGGGAGCCTATATGGAAAGATTTAGCCAACTACATTCTCCCACAATATGGCAGATTCCTAACACCGTCACATGGGAGCAGGGTGCGCCGTGGCGATGAACACATGGTTACGTCATGGCCTACGTTGGCGGCACGTACAACGACCGCCGGACTCCAAGGTGGAATGACCTCGCCTGTCAGACCGTGGTTCAGGTTAGGTCTAAACGACCCAGATATGGGGAAGTTCAGACCGTATCGTGAGTGGTTGGACACTGTAACTGAAGCCGCACAAATGGTATTCAGCAAGAGTAATTTTTATGAGGGCACCGGTTCTGTGTGGGCACAAGCACCCACGTTTGGGACAGGTGTCACTGTTTATGAGCCAGACTACAACGATGTAGTGAGAGCCACAACTTTAAGGATAGGCGAGTATGCGTTGACCAGCAGTTCTTCGGGCAGGGTGAACGGGTTGTATCGTGACTTTGAGATGACTGTATCTCAAATGGTTGAGAAGTTTGGCAAAGAGAACGTGTCCCGAAGAACGAGAAACATGTACGACAACAACCAAGGCAGTCAGGTATTGCGGATAGTTCACATGATAGAGCCGAACGATGGCAGAGATGTAACGAGCAAGACTGACAAGAACAAGCCTTGGCTTGATTTGTATTATGAGTACGGCATGTTAGACGACCCGAACGGACAGCCGTTGCGTGTGGCTGGGTACGATGAACAGCCATTCGCTGTATTTCGTTGGGAGGTCGCAGCACGAGATGACTATGGTTTTGGTCCCGGTTGGATAGTACTTCCAGATGTCAAGGAGTTGCATGCGCAGTACAGGGACAGAGGAGTAGGCATTGAAAAGAGTGTTGACCCACCAATGCAAGCGCATGTGGCAGATGAGGGCAGGGTAATAAACGCAGCTCCGGGTGGTTTGTCATACTATTCTAATCTTCAATCTTCATCGGGTGGTCGCATAAGTACGTTGTACGAGGTTGCGCCGGACTTAAGCGGTATTTCTGCGAGCATTGACGAGTTAAAAACGCTCATTGACCAAGCGTACTACAAGGATTTATTCCTTGCTTTAATGGTTCGTTCTGGTGGTAGTGCAGAAAAAACTGCCCGTGAGATAGTTGCGCTTGAGCAAGAGAAGTTATTGATGTTAAGTCCTGTGCTTGAGAGGGCGAACAGCGAGTATCTTGATACAGCGATGAAGCGTTGCATTAACATAATGATACGAGGCAGATTAGTTCCGCCACCGCCTGAAGAGATATCCGAAGAACCGTTGAACATTGAGTACATTTCGGTATTGGCGCAAGCGCAGAAGATGTTAGAAACGAGCAAGATTGAGCAAGGTATGGCGTTTGTGGCGCAGACGGCCACGTTGTACCCTGAAGCTGTGGACATTGTAGACCCTGACTTTGCTGTTGAGAGGTATTTATCAGCGTTACAGGTGCCAACGAAGATGTTGAGGGAGCCGAATGTAAGGGACGACATACGCAAGATAAGGGCAGAGAGAGAACAGATGGCAGAACAGATGAGCATGTTAGACCAAATGACCAAGCAAGGCAAGACATTGTCCGAGATTTCGGCTGGTTCTGGACAGAACGCAATGCAAGCGATGATGGGAGGTCTTGGTGGCGGTGGTATCTAACAACTATGAAGGGCGTAGGGACTATGACGCCAACAAATATTCGGACAAGAAGGCTTCATCGGACTTATCGTTTGAGCGTTCGAGCTTTGAGCGGAAGCGTAGGGTATCTGACTTAAAAAAGATACTAGCTGATGTTGAAGGGAGGCGTTGGATATACGGTTTGCTTGAAAGGTGTTACGTATTTCATTCAGTAATGACTGGGAATAGCTACACGTATTTCAACGAGGGTATGAGGAACGTAGGGCTAATGATAATGGACGAGTTATCACAGGTAGGACCGGAAGTATATGGAGAGTTACACAGGGAGTCATTTAGTTGGCTACCTGAAGTATTAAAAGAAGTAAAGAAGGAGGACTAATCTTATGAGTGAAGAAAAGATTTTAGACAGTCAGGCTAACACCGAACCTGTCGTGGACACAGAACCAGAACCAAAGGTAGCGGAAACAGAGGGGCAGTCTACGAGTCAGCCGGCACCCACACCTGAACCACCGAAGGTTGTGGACAAAGTAGGCGAAGAAGAAGTTAAACCGGAGCCCATTGAATATAAGTTTCCGGATAACTTCACCGATGACTACGTTACCAAAGCAGAAACCCTTGAACTGCTGAACAAGCATTCCGTGAGTCAAGAAGCTCTAGACGACCTTATTCCAACCTTTACGAAGGTAGCGGAGAAGGTACAACAGAAGTCTTTAGAGGCATGGCGTGACCAAGTTAAAACTTGGGCAGAAGAATCAGCGAAGGACAAAGAGTTTGGGGGAGAGAAGTACGACCAAAATATCAAGACTGTCATTAGACCAGTCCTAGACCGTTGGGGAAGCGATGAGCTTATGGATATTCTTGACCAAACTGGAATGGCAGAACACCCTGCGATAATGCGTTTCTTCTACAAGATAGGCAAAGATGTGGCTAAAGACGGTGAAATGGTTTTTGGTGATAGGGACAGTAAGGGCGGAGCAACTAAAACCCTTGCAGATATGGCAAAGCAGTTGTATCCCAGTATGTCAAAAGACAAATAGAATAGGGAGGTAATGAAATGACAACAGAAGTAAGAGGAACAAACGTAGCAACAATGTATGACTGGGCTAGAAGATTAGACCCAGATGGAAATATTGATACCATAGTTAATCTCTTGGCAGAAACCAATGAGGTTATTGAGGATATGCTTTGGGTAGAGGGCAACTTGCCGACAGGTCATCAGACCACAGTTGCGACAGGTATTCCTGAACCCACATGGCGTACGCTTTACAAAGGTGTACCGTCAACCAAAGGCACAACCAAACAGGTTACAGACACTTGTGGCATGTTGGAGGCAAGACCTCACGTTGACGTAGACCTTGCAAGACTCAACGGTAATACAGCCGAGTGGCGTCTTTCAGAAGAAAGACTTCATATTGAAGGTATGAACCAAGCATTTGCAGAGACAGTATTCTATGGTGATACACGTGTAACTCCTGAAAGATTTATGGGCTTCCACGCAAGATACAGCGACACCACAGCCGACAACAAAGACCAGATTCTTAATGGCGGTGGCACCGGTTCAGACAACACTTCCATTTGGTTGGTAGGTTGGGGTCCGAACACTGTACACGGTATCTTCCCTAAAGGCTCAAAAGCAGGAATGAGTATCACAGACAAAGGCGAGCAGGTCGTTCTTGACCCAGACAACAAGGGTCGTTATG